GGGGTATGTATTGCCTCTGATGATACCGCTATCAATTCTTTTTACATTCGTGCCTATCCCAAATACTCCCATATAGATTCCTACCTATCATAGTATTGTTCAAACCATTTAGGCTGTTTTTGATCGTTCATTTCTTTTTTTGCTTCTGGATTCCGATAAAATCCGCAGTCCTTATGGCCAGCCCCGCAGCCTTCCTTTTCTCTGATGTAGTGCGGGCACCTGTTAATGTCTGCCGCAAGCCCACAATTCCCTAACATAGTGATCACCTCTTAAGATGATTATACGAACGTTAGTTCGAAATGTCAAAAGGAAATATTTGGTAATAGGAATGAAAAAGGCGGATACCTGTAAATTTGGTTCCGCCTATAAAACTTATTTTTAATTATAGAAGTGTTTATTTTAACCCATCTAATATGTTGAAATAAGAATCCATAACATTATTCAAATCATTCATAGCAGTTCTATATTCAAGGTATGGAATTATGAACCATGCGCTCCAAAATAGTACGGCAAGGAATGTGATAAGTACCCTCCACAATGCCGTTCCTTTTTTATAATACCAGATGATGAATAAACCTATAAAACCAAGCGGAAACCCTAAGACGAAACTGATTATTATGGCAAACAAAGAATGTTGATAAAACTTTAATTCCGATGCGTGATACTCATTTATTTCAAGTTCTGGATTTTTACCGCTAATTAAATCGATGGTTTTTGATATTTTATCATTGGCCCTTCTTCCGAACTCAAATCTCACAGTGTTGTTGTCATACTTTATAAAATCTAAATATCCAACTTCAAGACCAGCAGAGTACATATAATCTATACGTTTCAGGTCACCATATTCTATAGGCATGCTTCTGCCTAAAAGTGTTATAATTCTTGCTTCTTCTTTACCAACATACATTATTTGCGTTATTCCCTTAATGCTCATTTCTCCACCTCACAAATTTGGTTAATAAAATTTCCCTTCCGAAATTACAAGTATTTGCATTATATAGTAAGTGTAACACATCTCCAGAATATGGCAACAAAAAAAATAGACAATCATGTAAAATGCTTTGATGGGCAGGCCTGAAATCCGGATGCCTGCCTATATTTGCTCGATTTGTATAATAATATGTTTTTGCGATATCTTATTTAGTTGCAACTAACCATAATCAATATAATAAAATAAATACTTTTAAACTAAAAGTATTTTATGGCTGATAATTAAGCCTAAAACTTGATGTTTTTAAAAAAATACATTATCAATTCATCTGAAATTTCAATTTATAAGTTCTCGTGAACGTTTATTTTTTTGTCTTGAGCGCAAATAAGCTTGTTAAAAGTGCATAAAAAAAAGATTTTGTATGTACAAGTGGCACAAAACTGGAAATGCTTTCCATTGCCATATTATTGAAATATAGTATAATTTTGTTATAAATCACGTGATAATTTAAGCCGGGCGAATAATAAGTGTTCTTGACAAATAGAACATATGTTCTTATAATGAATTTATGCGGTAAGGAGGAATTGAATCACAACACAAAAGCTATCTGTACAGATACATAAAAGCCATCATGGATAAGGGGGTTATTTTAGTGACAGACAAAGGAGGCACAAGGGGGACATGAGCGAAGTGAAGAGTAAAGAAGAATACGGTATGATGATGCAAGTAATAAGAATAATTAAATTGCCTAAGGTAAACTTTAATGTGCTCTGTAATGATTTGGACAGAAACAAACTAGATAAGGTTGCAAGCGTTCTGATTGAAGCAAGAAGCCGAAATACATAGTTAAAACAGCGACATTTTCGTGTTGCATTGCGTGTTGCATCGGACCATCAAATGTCATGTTTTAGTATGATAATAGACCTAAGTCAATGAACGATATGTATCAAAAACCCCAGTATTTACAAAGAATATTGTATTTACTGGGGTTTTTATGTGATGGAGATAGCGAGACTCGAACTAGATACCGCGCCTTTATTTTACGTGGTTTTCTTAGTGTCGTGTTGCATATCGTGTTGCAGATTTCTAAAATGCTTGTTAATTTTCTTGTTTTGTTTCAACGATTCTATGTCTATTACATTTCTATAAACAGACTTCATTACATTATCGCTTATCCACCCACCACGTTGTAGGATATACTGGTCTGGTATACCAATCGCGTGCATAATCGATGCCGAGTAATGTCTTAAATCATGGAAACGAAAATGCGGTAGCTTTGCAGATATTATAGCACGCTTAAATCTATTCGATATCTGGGAAGGAGTGGCCGAAACTATTCTTCCCTCTATATTGCTAATACGTTCTATTACAAAATCTGGAAATTCGATTTTCCGATAACTTCCATATGTTTTTGGTTGCTTTATATGCCATTGCTTGTCAGGGCCGATTACCATACTTTTATTTACATCAATGATATTGCCTTTTATATCGTTAGATGTAAGAGCGCATATTTCCCCGCGGCGCATTGGACCAAAAGCTGCAAGCAATACAGCAATTTCAAGTTCTCTGCCTTTGATATGATTTAGCAGCTTTTTTATATCGTCATCAGAAGGAGTATAAAGTTCTGGTTTCTTCTTCGCCGGCAAAGTTGTTTTAAGTTTTAGATCCGGTGCAAACATATCCAAGGCTGATGTTAGTAGAGCGTGCGCACACCGTACTGTTTTAGGACTAAGTTTAGCAGACATGTCGCTTATCCAAATTTGTACATTTGTATTGTTTAAGTTTATTAGTTTTGTGTTTCCTAGTGCACCAGTAAAATAATTTTTGTTTATCCCTATATATGACTTAATTGTGCTTGGTGACAAAACATTAATTTTTGAATCGGTATACCTTTTTATTGCTTCGTGTACTGTAATATCATCAGGCTTTTCGTTTGCTTTTCCTAACTTCCATTCTAATGCAGCATATTCCGCTTCTTCCGGTGTCGAAGCCGTAAATGATTTATAATGACGCTTTCCGTCTGTATCCTTATATAAATACACCTGTACTCTCCATGAGCCTGATGGAAGCTTTGTTGCTGGCTTCATATGACATTTTCTCCTTTCAATGTTATTTTTGTATATCCTCTACTGCATCAACCAATTTATCGAGTTTTTCTGGTGTCATTCCAAGAGCAAGAAGTTTTTTTGCATATTCGTAAATTATCTTATTTTGCTCATCTTCAATTTCTCCAGTCACAAGATAATCAATAGATACACCTAGGTAATTTGCAACTTTCTGTAATTTATCAACATTCGGTGTTGATTTGTCCCATTTAACTATTGTTCCACTTCCAAATCCCAATTCTGATTCAAGATTTGGCAGGCTTAGCCCCTTTGCATTCGCAAGTTCTTTAATTCTGGTTTTCAACGTCATAATACACCTCCAAAAAGATACAGGAAAAAAATCCCGAAATACCTATTGACAACAGGAAAAAAATCCTGTATTATGAAGTCAACAGGAAAATAGTCATGTAAATAGCACTATACTTTAGATGGATTGGCGTTCGTACAAAGTATAGCAGGAAAACTGTCATGCAGTGTTATAATAGAATATTTTCCTCTATATGTCAACCTTTAAATGAAAAAAATCTTGTAGAAAGGGGGTATTTTATGTATTTAAAGATAAAAAAGCTATGTGAAGAAAGAAACATATCCATTTACAGACTTGAAAAAGACCTTGATTTGTCATCCGGGATTGTACGTAAGTGGAAGAATTCAATTCCGTCAGTTGATAAGCTTAATAAAATTGCACAGTACTTCAATGTACCAATTACATATTTTATCAGCTGACAAAGAGAAGGAGGTAATGGAGCATGACAAAGAGTCATTCTGCACAGCGCGCGGAAGAATTAAAAGTACTAATCGCTACGGTAAAAGTGAAGCACAAACTTACCAATGCGCAGCTGGCGAAAAAGATCGGTGTTCCACTCGGAACGTTTACTCATTGGAAATCACACATAGAGAGGTTTCCAGTAGGCAAGATTTGGTTATTAGAGGTAATGGCAGAAAAATAAAAAGGAGGATACATGAACGATTTAATGATCTTCGAAGGGCATGAGGTAGAGGTATTTGAATTGAATGGACAGGCATTATTTAACCCGTATCACGTTGGTAAGTGTCTGGATCTGGGCGAAAGTTCTGTAAGGATGGCAATATCCAAAATGAACAAGAAGCAGGTTATTAAGGTTACTAATTCTAATGTCAAAGATATTGACTTTAGAAAATTACATAATACCGGAGAGAATTTCCTTACCGAAAGCGGAGTGTACAAACTGGTGTTTAAAAGTCACAAACCGAACGCAGAAGCATTTACGGATTGGATCGCAGATGAAGTTCTTCCATCAATCCGCAAAACTGGTTCCTATGAAACACCCAAAGTCAAAGCAGAACGATTAGCCAGCGTCAACAATGCAGTAAAGATTCTTACCCCCATGTTGGAAAAAGCAGGTTGCAGTAGTCAGATTCAATTATTAACTGCTAAGACCCTATATGAAAAAGCAGGTGTATTAATCCCAATTGAGATTCAGGCAGATAAGCGGTATTGGGATACGGTACATATTGCAAGGCATGTGGGCATCTATTATAAGTCATCTGGAAAGCCAGCGGATAAGGCTGTAAATGAAATCATTCGCAGAATTGGCATTTTCGAAGCAGACTACACAGAAACATGGGAATCTAAAGGAAACTGGCAGGGAACAGTCAGGAAATATTCCGATCAAGTGATTGATCGAATCGCTTGTTGGCTGGCTGACAATGATTATCCTGATAAAATCCAATATGAGCAGAGTGACGGTCAGAAAAAGCATTATCATGTTGTGTGTAGGCGAGAAGCGGCCTAAACTGATAGTTTGCAATAGAAAGGAGGACAAGCCATGAAAGAGTACCATGACCCCCTAGACGATTACACCGACCACAGCCCATCACTGGCCCTAACAGAATACATAATGTGTCCCGTAATTGCAGTTGTGGTCATCGGATTGATAGTGGCGGCGTGTACATACTTAAAAATACTTTGAAAGGAGTAAAGTTGAAATGAAGAGATTGCAACAGACATTAGATAGCCGCGAAGTGGCGGAAATGGTAGGAAAAGACCATAAAAACCTAATGAGGGATATTCGTTCTTATGTGGAAGAATTAGGAGAGCTCAAAATTGAGCCTACCGACTTTTTTAAGGAAAACACCTATAAAACAGGACAGAATAAGACAATGCCATGCTTTGATGTTACTAAGAAGGGGTGCGAATTTATCGCCCACAAGCTGACAGGAATCAAGGGAACAGAATTTACTGCAAGATATATTAATCGGTTCCATGATATGGAGGATTCTATCAGAGCAGGAATCCCAAAGCGGGAAAAATCTACAGATCCCAAGCGGCCGGCCCTCTCATCGGTAAACATGGCAGCAAGGATTATGAAAGATACATACAAAGAAGCTGGGGTTAATTCAACCTTTATCGCAGTTGCGGTGAGCAACCTCTACAAGAATGAAGCAGGTATCGATTTTGGCATACCGTTGATTACAGACAAGATGGACATGCCAAAGCTTTATGACTGTACAGAAATAGCCAAAGAGCTTGGTATTTATTCCACCAGCGGAAATCCCCATAACCTTGCTGTGAGCGCAATCATCAAGAAGTTACATATTGAAGAAAGCGAAATTGTAACAACAGCATTTAGCAGGAATGGTCATGACGATGTGACGGTTCAGTACAAGCCATCTGTATATGAAGATGTGAAGCTATGGTTGGCAGAGAATAACTATCCTATGAAAATTCTTTATACAGATTCAAACGGAAATACAAGGACATTTACTGTTACATACAAAGAGGTGGCCTGAAAGGAGGGACAAGCATGGAAGCAATATACTGGCGGCATATGTACCGCGAGGCGTTAAAATTTTTCACATCATTGGTAATAGCAGAGGGTGTAATAATCACCGGGCTGACGGCTGCGCTGATGTGGGCACTGAGATAGGAGGACTATAGTAAATGAAAAAAGCATTACTTGTTGGTTTAACCACTTTAATCTGTCTCTTGACCGCTTGTGCACCAGTTAAAGGAAATTATGTTGGCATAGAAGAAAGTACCACAAATAAGATACTTTTAAATTCTGGAAGTATGTTCGCGTATACGTTCTGCGATGAAGAAACAGGCGTGTGGTACGTATCATCATCTAGAGGCATCACTCCAAGATTAAATGCTGATGGTAGTTTATACGTTAGTAACGAAAGCCAATAGCAAGGAGGAAACGTGTCTATGAAACAAAAATACTGTTTTGACTGCGAAGAGTGTGAATACATAGGCGAGGGAGGATATGGTTGTTTTAAATATACTCAACCAGAAATAGTAATTGAGGATTTTGTCCCAACAGAAAAGTTTATGTTTTGCAAAGATAAAAAGGAGGTGAGCGAGGAATGAACAATCTAGGCGGGATTGAAGTAACTGTCAATCAAAAGCCTATATCTGTCAGTTTCGTGTGTCCTGTATGTGATCATGAAAACGAATTTGAATATGGAGAATTTTGCGATATGTGTGGAGAGCCTCCCGACTGGAGTTTTGAAATAGTTCAGTGTGAAGATTGTAGGGCGAAATTCACTATCAGTAGCCAGGATTGGCAATAAGGAGGAACCGTGAGCAGGAAGAATGGAACTAACCGCGCCGGAGCAGCCATTGGAATGAATAAGAAAGGATATATAATTGGGAACAAATAATAGAGACAGAATTATGAATGATTCTATGATAGGAACTGTATTTGGAAGGTTAACTGTTATAGCGAGGGCAGAAAACTATAAATCTGGTGCTTCAAGGTGGCTGTGTGAATGTAGTTGTGGAAATCGGGTAATTGTATTTGGACAAGGGCTGAGGAGAGGAACATCTAAGAGTTGCGGGTGCCTGGCACTTGAAATACGAAGAAAGACTCCGTACAAACACGGGCAAACAGACAGCAGACTTTATAGTATATGGCATGGCATAAAGAAGAGATGTAATACACCATCATCAACAGCTTATAAAACCTATGGAGGAAGGGGAATTAAAGTATGTAAAGAATGGGAGTCCGATTTCGAAGAGTTTTATAACTGGTCAATTAGAAACGGATACAAAGACGATCTCGAGCTAGACAGAATAGACAATTATAAAGGCTATAACCCCAATAATTGCAGATGGGTGACGCACAAAGAAAACTGCGCCAACCGAAGAAACAGTAAAAGAAAAAGGCCCACAGGTGCGCCAACACCTGCAGGTCGAGTAAATATAAAAATCATTCATAACCCGTATTATACGTGGTAAGTCGGAGGATTGTCAAGATGGATTATAAAACAAAAATGGTTTGCGTGCCTTTGAGTGAATATAAGGAAGGCATAGAAGCAAAAATAAGGCTTGAGATTATTGAAAAATTTGCACTATCAAGTCAGTTTGGACCAGATAAACGTGAGCTGCTAAAAATATTGGGCTCCGTTGTTGCGGGAGGTAATGAAGATGTACATGGGGATATTCCAGGAACAGGGGAATGAAGTCAATAATGAAGATGCTTTCCGGTATGCCATGGAGAGACTTGCACAAGGCACACCTGAGGAACAGCAGGAATTTGTTGAGTGGTTTTATTCCGGAAATTGGGTGAAGGAGGAAGAACATGCAAATTGAGATCGTTGGCGGATCGCTTACCAAAGACGAACAGTTTGAGCTTGGAAAACTATTATTAAAGGCAGGGTATACGGTAAGCCGCAGAACTGGAAAAGGCCGCGGCAGCAAATCCGTTGTGACTATAAAATTTGATCAACAGGAGGTTGATGGGAATGTTGAAGACTTATCGTGAAATGCGTGAAATTGATGTTATTCCGTATTGTGAGGAACGTACAGAAGGAAAAGAAAAGATCCTATATCTGAATTGGGCCAAATGTATGGATTTGTTGCATGAGAACGGAGCAGAAGTAGTATATTTCGAACCGGTTAAAAACCCGACCACTGGGTCCTCTCTCATATCTTCCGGTTTCACATTCAAGGACAGTAAAGATAACACAAACTCTGTTTATGAAACAGCTGTGCATATTGTAATTGACGATAAGGAGTTTGATTTTCAGGGACCGGTAATGAATGGTGCAAACCCTGTAAAGGATAACTCAATGAGTCAGCAAAGATTATGGAATAGTCAGTGCAGGTTGTTTGTTAAAGGAGTTGCTATACATACTGGTTTAGGCTTCGATCTATGGCTCGACAATGAAGAGAAAGAACAAAAAGTGCAGAAACAAGAAGATACTTTCCACGATATCATGAAGGTTCGCGAACGGGTTCTGCAAGAGTTTACAACCTTAAATAAAAGAGGGCTCGGAAAAGCTGAAATTGCTGAAATGATAGGAATGACAGAAGATGACCTCGACATGAAATTTAAAATGTATGCTTCTCTTGCCAATATGGAAAAGAAATTGGTTGAGGCCCTGAGGCCATTAAAATGATTGTCAATCAAGACCGGTCCTATTATATCGGGGCAAGTGATACCCAGCAAGTAGTTGGAAACTGGAAAACTAAAACATTTGAAAAGTGGTGGCTGGAAAAGCTTGGCTTCATTCAAAACCAGATACACACCGAAGCTATGATGACCGGGACCGCCTATGAACATCGGATCATTGACAGCCTGAATATTCCGGGAATGGAAAAGGACAAGCAATTCATTTCCGGCAGGCTCCGGGTGAACCTTGATGGAAATACTTCTGATACCATTTATGAGATTAAGACATATAAGTTCCAGAATGGTTTTAAAGTGCCAAAACACTACCGGGAGCAAGTATGGGTGGAAATGTTCGCCTCCAGTATTAGAAAGGCTTATATCGTGGCTTACGGGCTTCTGGAAGAAGATTATAACAACTTCTACCGGGATATTGACCCGATGCGGCGGCAGCTTTTTGAAATCCATTACAACGAGGAGTTTATAAACAAGATTTATCTTCCCAGGTTCCGGTATTTATCTGATTGCCTGGACAATGGGAGATTCCCTAAAGCGGAGGAAGTGAAGCTCAGTGCATGAACTTGCAAAGATAACCGGATATAAGCCGGTTGAGGAAGGTACATATCTCCAGATATTTATTCCGGGTAAAAACCTCATGGAGCCGATTGAGGAAAAACGTATGCGTAATTGCATGGTCTGGCTTGACGATGGGAGACATATCAGCGCAGAGCAGCGGAAAAAAGCCTATGCCACGATCAATGATATAGCAGCCTATACCGGTGAGGTCCCGGAGGTCATGAAAGAATGGCTGAAATATCTTTACATCTACCGGACCGGAGCAGAGTATTTTTCATTCTCAAGGTGCTCCATGGATACTGCCAGAGAGTTTATAAATGTGATCCTGGATTATGCTCTTGAAATGGGTATTCCATTAATGGATTTTGCACTGGACAGGACGGACGATATAGGTCATTACCTGTATGCCTGCCTTAAACTTAAAAAGTGTGCAATATGCGGCAGGCCGGGAGAGGTTCACCACGTTGATGCAATCGGCATGGGAAATGACAGGCGGACGCTTGATGATTCACAGCACCGCAAGATATGCCTGTGCCGCAAGCACCACATAAAAGCCCATACAACGGGTTTTGAAAGTTTTTCGAACAAGTATAAGGCGTACGGTATTAAGTACGCAGAATAGCCTTGTGTGCCTTAACGGGCTGACAATAAAAGGAATCCCAAAGGTCTATGTGTCACGACATGCCATTGGTACAGCCTCCGCCGTTATTTCAGGGCGGCGGGGGAGAAAGGAGTATTTTGGGAAAGATTAATAGCAGAGATAAAGGTGCGGCAGGCGAACGTGAGCTTGCCAATATCCTTAAAGAATATGGTTATAAAACTCGCAGAGGACAGCAATTTTGTGGGGATTCAGGTGATGCAGATGTGGTGGGTCTACCGCAGATACATATTGAGTGTAAGAGAGTGGAACGGTTAAATATCTATGATGCCATAGAACAGGCTAAATCAAATGCGGCAGCTAAATACTTACCATTTGATGATTGCAACTTGCCTGCAGTGTTTCATCGTAAGAATAGGCATGAATGGCTTGTGACGATGCCATTAGATGATTGGCTTACCATATACCGTGAGTTTGAGGCCGGGAAAGCATTAGAACAGGAGTGATAAAGTGGCAGATGTTAAGTGGATAAAGATTGTTACAGACATATTTGACGATGAAAAAATGCTCCTGATTGAAAGTATGCCGAGTTCTGACAGCATTATCGTTATCTGGTTTAAACTCCTGTGCTTAGCCGGGAAGAACAACAATAGCGGCGTGTTCATGCTTAATGACAAGATTGCCTATACTGATGAAATGCTGGCAACCATTTTCAGACGCGATGTTAATACTGTGAGGCTTGCAATTAGGACGTTTGAAGGGTTTGGAATGATAGAGGTAATTGATAATGTCATTACCATTCCGAACTGGTCAAAGCACCAAAATCTTGACCAATTAGAGGAACGGAAAGAGTACATGAAGGAGTATATGCGGAAATACCGAGGAAAACAGAAGGATTTAATCGAATGTAAATCTAACAGTAAAGTTTACGGTAAGTCTAACAGTAAAGCTAATGTTAACGCCCTAGATATAGAAGAAGATATAGAAGAAGAAAGAGAAGTAGAAGGAGATAAGAGAAAGAGAGAGAATATTAACTATCAGCAAATAGCTGATATGTATAACAACACTTGCGTGTCGTTCCCCCGGCTCATGTCCATGTCTGACTCTCGTAAAAGGGCAATCAGGGCAAGACTGAGGAATTATTCCGTTGCAGATTTTGAAAAGCTGTTTGTAAAGGCAGAGGAATCTAGCTTCTTAAAGGGTAAGAGTAACAGTGATTGGTCAGCCACCTTTGATTGGCTGATTAAGGATTCAAATATGGCAAAGGTGCTTGATGGTAATTATGACAACAAGGAGCAACCACAGCACACGCCACCGAATAATCCGGTTGATAAGCAGCAACAAAGCAGAGAAATGATGTATTCATGGGCCATGAGCAAGGAGGATCAGAATGGAAGCTAAAGAATTTGCGGTATTTGCGGATCGGCTGAAAACCGCATTCCCGAAAGATAATTTACTTGCTACAAGGGATCAAATGGATTGGTGGTTTGACCTGCTTGGAGATATTCCGTTCCAGACTGCAATACTGGCACTGAAAAAGTATGCTCTGTCAAATAAGTTTCCTCCAAGCGTATCAGAGATTAGAACAATAGCGGCGGACCTTACCGGAGAGAGATTGCCAGACGCAGACGAAGCCTGGGGCCAGGTCAACAATGCTATAAGGCGTTTTGGTTATATGAGGGAGCGAGAAGCCTTAGACAGTATGAGCGAACCCGTCAGAAAGGCTGTGGAGCGTATTGGATTCCAGAATATATGCCAATCACCGTATGAACAGTTGAACACGCTCAGAGCGCAATTCAGGGGAGCCTATGAAGCGGAATACCGGAGGTCCATGGAAGTACATAAGATGCCGGAGCGAATGAAACTTGAACAGGAATCAATGCAACAGGCAGCGTTGCCGATGAAGGAGAGCTAAAGTGGACGAAGCGAAAGCCCGTAAGCTGGCCAGGTTCCGTGTAGGTGAAGAAAAGTTCATGGGGAAGAACATGGAGCCGGAGGAAATCAAGCTGCGCCAGGAATATATGAGAAACATACTTAGAGGCATTGATCCATGGAAGAATCTCACAGCCGAGCAGATGGAAAATGTCAGGATTTATAAAATTCGTGATGATTGGTACATAGAGGACCATGACTTTTACGAATATAACTTTTAAAGGGGTGATTAAGGTTGAATATGACTATCAGGCAAAAGGATATTGATGCATTGAGGGACAAGCTTAAGATCGGGGACCATGTCACATACCGGACAGAATCAATAGACATTAAGCTTGGCTATGTGCAGAAAGAGGACAACGATGCAGTGATCGTGAGAAAGCTGCCGAATGCGGTTATTGTGGAATACATGGCGAAGCGCGGAAGGAATATGGCTCCGGTACGGACTGCCATTACATACCGGGAGATATTCTTCCAGCGCAGGGGATTGATTTATTAAGCCATTAAGACAGCTTATAGGCTTATACGATAGAAATGTCGCAGATGGCAATATGAACGGAATTTGAGCTATCAGCGCGCGCCAGAGAGCGCAAGAAAGGAATATGATGAATGTAAACCAGAAGATCAGATACATAGCAAAACACTACGGCTACGAACCACAGAGCCGCCAGTGCATAGAGGAAATGGCAGAGCTTACGCAGGCTATAAATAAGCTTTGGAGGGCTACACAGTCAAAATGTAAGGGAGTTGGCAAGGTGGACATGATATCAGAGGCCATACAGAGAGTTGCGGAGGAAATAGCAGACGTTGAGATTATGATCGCTCAACTCCAGGAGTTACTTGGGATTGATGATGAGCGGGTCATGGGAATCGTGGATATGAAACTGGACCGTGAGATTATGCGGATACGGGAAGCAATGTAAACGCGGGTTTACCGTAGGAAGGAGAGCGAATGAAAGTAAATCCTATTGATTGGATAAAGAATGGTTCGGACTGTGAAAAGTGCAAGTGGTGCTGGGAAGAATGCAGCCATACAGACTGCGGAACCGAATGGGATAGCGGCTGTTACATAAAAGGTTCTGGTTATGACGAAAAGCCTTGCAGACTTATAAATCCATTCAAGTTTATTCTTGGCTGGATTCGGAAGAAAAAGGATTCCTATTATTTTTGCCATGAATATGACGGATTTGGTGAATGGTATGAAGAGGATCAGGCGAAAACAAAAGCAATGAAAAAAGCCCTAACGAATAGCCTTGATGATCGTGTGATTTGCTTTAAGGGCCTAGATGACACGCTTCATGAATGCAATTTAGATTCGTTTTTAAATGATGCCGCATGGAGAGTAAGAGATAAATATGATTCAGTGGCTCACCCGTTTGAAAATAAAAGGCTGCGGCAGGAGTGGAAAGAACTTATTGTCAAGACTTGGAATAGATTTACCGGGATTTTTAAACCGTATTTTTGTAAGTAAAACCAAAGTTTAACTGAATAAGGAAGGAGGCGGAGTTTCCCGGGAAGATGCGCATCGGCTCCTTTCGAAAAAGATGAAAATATTAGTAGCCTGCGAGGAAAGTCAGGCAGTTACGATTGAATTAAGAAGATTAGGACATGAAGCCTATAGCTGCGATATTGAGCCATGTTCTGGGGGACACCCAAAGTGGCATTTGCAGGAAGATGTTACACCGCTGTTGCAACAGCACTGGGATATGGTCATTGCATTTCCTCCATGCACACACTTGGCAGTATCAGGAGCCAGATACTTTGAACAGAAACGCAAAGACGGCAGACAGCAGCAAGGTATTGATTTCTTTATGCAGTTTGCCAATGCGGCTTGTGGGAAGATAGCAATAGAAAATCCGGTGGGGATAATGTCTACACATTACCGGAAACCGGATCAGATTATACAGCCGTGGCAGTTCGGACATGGTGAAACAAAGGCTACTTGCCTATGGCTTAAAGGTTTACCGCAACTTAAACCTACGGAAATTGTAGAGGGGAGAGAGCAGAGGGTATGGAAGATGCCGCCGGGACCAGAACGGGCTAAAATGAGAAGTAAGACTTTTGTAGGAATAGCCAAGGCCATGGCAGAACAATGGGCCGGGGAAATCAAGTAACTTAGTATTTTTATAAGAAAGAAGGTATATCGGAGATGGTAGATGCAGAAGAAACCAAAAGACTAAAGGCTAAGCAGATGCGATATAAAAAGCCGATTGTGAAAAATATTAATCTAGAAACCATAACAGAGGATTTATGGAATATTCAAGAAGAATGCGAGAATGTAAGGTGGTATACGGATTCAGAAGATGGAAACGATTCTCTTATAAATGCACTTGCCGGAGATGAAGACGAGGCCTATGAATTTAAGATGGCGTTTGCAGACCTATGTGCAGAATGTGATCGAATGAGGGAAGATATGAATGAAGAGTGGATTCCAGAATGTTTTGATATATTCTTTGTAGCTGCCGGAGCAGGAGAATCAGGTGGTGGATTTCTCGGATGGGATTCATATGAACAAGATTATTTCGGTTTGTCATGCTCTGATGCTTTCACAGAGGATGAAGCGAAGAAAAAATTAAAGCAACTGACAAAAGATGACTTAATTGCAGCTGCTAGGCAGTGTTTTAAGGTATATCACGCTTATCTGGGACTACAAAACAGATATGACAGTTTGAAAGCCGCTATTGATATACTACGTGACCAGAACACAGGATACCTCCAAGCAGTGAAAGAAATTGAAAAGCTATACGAAGAAGCCAGCAACGAATGGAACAGGTATAGCGATTGGAGTAAGGCGGCGAGAGAGTGGAAAAGGTACACAGATGCGTTGCCATCCGAAGCATGGATTGCATAGTACGAATTAGGATTTTTCGGAATTATGAGGTAGAGAAAATGGTTAAGTACATAAAACCTAAGATGATTAGTGGGCAGCCAGTATGGGAACTTCCTGTAAGAGAAGATCTTATTTACGGGAAACCCGATTATGTAGATCAGAGAGCAAAATACCACTGTTTTCTTGAAGGACATAGCTTATGCAAGAAATATTATCAGAATACAGATCACTTTGATACAGATATTGCAAGTGGTGAAATATTAGCATTTCCAGCCGTTGCTTGTAAGGCATGTTTTGAAAAGTGGAAAAGGGAATTTAACGTAGGTATTTAAACTGAGAGTGAGGCAAATATGGCTTACACAATGCAGGAACAGATCGAATTAGATCAGCAGCTTAAAAGGTGGCAGAAACGGCAGCTTACAGCCGTAAGGCAGAATAATGTTGATAAAGCTTTTGAAGCAATGAATGATATTGAGAGAGCAGTATGGGAACAGGTTGCCAGAGCAGAAAGTTACAAAGACATATCAGTCCTGGCATGGGAAACGGCTTATAAAGTTATACCTAAGTATTGTAAGATGGCCCGGTAAACTGAGATTTGATTGATTAAGAAAGGAGGCCGGAGCCGTCCGGACGATAAGGTACTTGGCTCCGTTCAAAAATGGGATTTGAAGTATTTGACAATTATAAATGTGATGGTCAGATGGAAATGCGGTCACTGGAAATAAATAAAACATATACAGGTGATTGCCTGAACGTTTTAAAAACTTTTCCGGAACGATCCGTAAATTGTTGTATTACATCACCGCCTTATTTCAGACTAAGGGATTACGGCATTGACGGGCAGATCGGAATGGAAGAGACACCAGAACAATACATAGACAGGCTGACGGAAGTATTCAGGGAAGTAAGGCGAGTTTTAAAAGATGATGGGACGCTTTGGGTTAATATCGGCGATAGTTATGTAGGGACAGGAGGGGACAGAAAGAACCCTGTTAAAAATATTATATTTAATCAGCAGCAACAAAGCAATCCTAAAGATGGACGGTATGAAAGCATATGCAAAATGAAGGATTCGGGATTGAAACAAAAAGATTTAATCGGAATACCTTGGCTGCTTGCTTTCTCATTACGGGCTGATGGTTGGTATTTGAGACAGGACATTATATGGCATAAACCAAACCCAATGCCGGAGAGTGTAACCGATAGGTGCACTAAATCCCATGAGTATATATTCCTTCTCTCAAAATCGCCTAAGTATTATTATGATGCGGAAGCCATTGCGGAAGATGTAACGGAAAGCACTACGAAACGTCTTTATCAAAATGTACAGGAACAAAGGGGCAGCGTTCTACCCGGGAAAACAAATGGAAACATGAAAGCAAAGGCCCCACGTTTCGGGGAAAAAAAATATACTGAGGATCCTGAAACTTTCTTTCGAACTAAATCAGGGAATGCATATGAATACAGGCCCAAGAGAAACAAGCGTGATGTATGGACCGTCACAACAAAACCATATAAGGGCGCACATTTTGCAACATTTCCTCAAGACTTGATTGAACCTTGTATTTTAGCAGGCTGTCCCAAAGATGGAATTGTAATAGATCCTTTCTTTGGTTCAGGGACCACGGGAGCAGCTGCACAAAAATATAACCGCAATTACATTGGGATTGAGATTAACCCAAAATATTGCAACTTAGCAGAGACCAGGAACGCAAGCGTGCAGATCAGCATGGAAGTTATTTAGGTAAACGAATATTTAAAGGATTATTGTTCTTTGACAATTGAATATTGATAGTTGGTATGGTAAAATATTCCTGTCATGTAGGAGGAATTCATGAAGAAAATATTGATTTTAGTAAAAAAGCACCCATTTCTAACAATATTTATTATGTTTTTAATATTAAATATATTGCCGCCTTTTCTTATAAACGCACTATACAAAGTGCCACCATTTTGGTGGACACCAAAAAATGAGATTCCACCAGGTAACTTACTTTCATATTTTGGGACGGTGCTAACGTTTTGCGCTACTTTTTCACTGAGTGTTATTATTTACTTTCAGAATAAAGAAAATAATGAAAACACAAAGCTAGCAACTAGTAGTGCATATGTTGAAATCAATGAAGGTAGCTTAATAGAGTTTAATATGTCTAGTGCAAAGCAAACAGACATATTGATTAAGTTTAAAGTAAATGTATTATCGAAATCAGAAATTTCCAATATTTATTTAGATGAAATTCATATCTCCTATGATGGCAATAATCCAGAGGATATTATCATGCTTGAATTCGAATCGATATATGTCGTATTTCAAAGAAGAAGCACGGGAACGGAATTATACCTACGGATTTTAGACGATTCGAATAAAGTAGCAAATTTAATTAAGAGCAGAGATAGCTTAAATGTCATTATAACAATTAAAGTTAAATGTAACGATGTAGTCACTCCAATTGGTATATACTTGGATTTAGATGAAAAAGAAGAAAAAGAAAATAAGTATAATTTAATAGTAAAAGACACACATGTTTACCATGGGGTATCTCGAATTGAAAAATAAATTACCAACCAACTATCAATATTCGGTAGTTGGTTTTTTTATTGCGAAAAATGAGAAAGGAGAACAGGTATGCCAGATACAAAGACAGCGGCAGAAATGAAGATGGAACATGACCGGGAATATTTCAGTATGCGTGCTGCAGAAGCGGAAAGGGCCGAGAATCAGATCAGACAGATCAGGACAGCGATAGCAATACATAAACAAAATCACAGTGACACAATGATGCACACACATAATCTGGATCAGAAGAAGGAAGCACAGCATATGTGGAAGGCTTTGGATAATATTGAAAAAGAAATTGAAGCTATTATAGGACAGGAGGGATAGCATGGGAGCAAAGAAAATATACAGCGTCTACGCTGATAATGAAAGGATAGGGAGTTACACCGCTGCGGAGGCAGAAGAAGAACTAGGGATTCCACAAAAACATGTTTCGGCATATGCAAAAAACAATTGGAATTATAAA